CAGCACGGCGGGTTCCAGCGGACGTTGCAGCACGGCGGGTTCCAGCGGCGATTACAGCACGGCGGGTTCCAGCGGACGTTGCAGCACGGCGGGTTCCAGCGGCGATTACAGCACGGCGGGTTCCAGCGGACGTTGCAGCACGGCGGCAGCCACTGGGGCTTATTGCAGCGCAAAAGCAGATGGAAAAGACAGCATTGCCGTTGCCAACGGGTACGGGAGCAAGGCATGCGGCGCGATGGGCTGCTATCTCGTGTTGACCGAGTACGATGATGGCGGCCACATGATCTGCGCCAAAATTGCCCGCGTGGATGGCTCTGTCATCAAAGAAAGCGTCTGGTACACTCTCGAGAATGGAGAGTTTGTGGAGGTCAAGCCGTGAAGAAGCACTACAACAAGCGTTGGCTTGAACAGCGCTGGGATGCAAGGCAGCCGGAACGATTGGAGCACATCCAGCTGAAGCGGCAGCTGAGAGAAAAAAAGGAGGGGTGTGGCAGTGAAGCCGAGCATGGGAATTGCAGAGTGCTGCCAGATCATGCGAGATAACAACATTTCGGTGAGCGAGCCGATCTTTACCGGTATGATTCAGGCCGGCAGCTTCCCGGCATGGGCGGTGCCGTCTATTGACACCAAAAGCGCCGCTCCGCTGATCTCCCGCGCCGGATTTATGGCGTGGGTGAAGGACTTTTACAAGCTCGAAAAGGTTTATACAAAGGAGGACCCGAGGGAATGAAACTCAAATCCACTACTTACTACTGGTTGGCTGTCATTTTTGGCGGCATTGGAATGGGCGCAGCTATGGGCGCAGAGGGCACCGCGCAGACCACCGGATACATCTCCGGCACGCTGTTTGCGGTGTCGCTGGTGCTGATTCTGGCCGCTGTTCTGCTGGCTCGTCTGGGCTTTGCCGCAGAGGATAGGGAGAGAGCCGCAAAGCGGCGCAAGTACGGCAAGATCAACCGCACCCACGCCCGCAACCAGGAATACCCGGAGAATCAGGAGCGTGGGGCATGATGACGGCCAAAGAGTACGTTGAGGGCAAAGTCAAATCCTACACGCGGCTTGCCGAACGCTGCAAGCGAGAAGCCGAAGCCTCAGACGACATTGTTGTCCGGGCCGGATACTCCGCACGAGCAAACGTCTGGGAGATGTGCGCCGAAGAAATGGACAACGTGCGGGAGATGCTGCAAGAGGAGTCCGGGGAGATCACGTATGCCTGACACTGTCCGCCATGTCATGTGGTACACCGTGTACGATGCCAAGACCGGAGACCTGATCGCCAGCGGTACGTCTGAGATGTGTGCCAGACGGCTGGGTTACAAAAGCGCAAACAGCTTTGCGTCTGCGAGCAGCCACGGCCGCAGCGGCAGGCATCCGGCTCGCAAGTACATTTTTGAGAAAGAGCGTATCCGACGTGATGAGGTAGACAGTCTGCCGCCGATACGCCGCAAAAAAGAAGAGCCTGCCCGTGCGCCAACACGGACAAGCCCGAGGGATGATGAGTTTCGCCGCCCATCACCACAAAAATAACATAAAACAGGAGGTTTTACAAGTGGCACTTTTGAGAATTTACGATGTGAAGCAAGAGCCGCCAGCGCTTGTTTCGCAACAGCAATTTCCGGTTGCTTCGGATGCAATTGTGATTGCCGATGAACTGGCAAAGAGAAAGCCCGAACGGCTGTACAGGGTGTTTGACGCTGATATGAACGTTGTGTATGCGAGGTGAATATTTATGCAAGAAGAATTGACCGTCCGGGTGGAGCACCCGGAACTGCCCGCGATCCGGTGGAATGAAGCCGAGGTGCAGCAGAACCTGACCGAGATGCTGGCCGCCTACACTGGCCGCGTCTACACCCCGGAGACCATCAAGGATGCCAAGGCCGACCGCGCAGCCGTGAACAAGCTGGACAAGCAGCTCTCGGATGCTGCCCGCAGTGCAAAGGCCTTTTACATGAAGCCGCTGGAAGAGTTCTTGCAGAGCGCCAAGCAGATGCAGGGCCAGTGTAAGGCCGTCTCCGGTGCCATTGACCAGCAGGTCAAGGCTGTGGAGGAAGCCGAGAGGCAGGATAAGCAGGATGCGCTGCGGGCTGTCTATGCCGACTGCATCGGAGAACTGCGGGAGCTTATCCCTTTTGACCGCCTGCTTGTGCCCCAGTGGCTCAACAAGACCTATGATCTGGCAAAGGCCAGCCGGGAGCTGCGCCGGGATGTTGAAACACGGCGGAAAGAGTTGAAAATCATTCAGGACACCTGCGGCGAAGATGCTGAAGCCTGCAAGCTGGGATATCTTCGTGTTCTGGATCTGAACGCCGCGCTTGCCGAACACCTGCGCCTGCAGGACAACCGGGAAAAGCTGCGCCGCGCAGAAGCAGAAAGGCAGGCCGCAGAACGTGCCCGCGCAGCCGCACCGGTAATCATCCCTCCCACCGAGGAAGAGCGTCAGCTCAAGGCGGAAGCTGAACAGAGCGCCCAACGCAACGCCTTTATCACCGCTTCCGGACGACTGGACTGTGAAGTGCTGCAGCGCTTTGCAGCACCTGTCCAGCCGGAAGCTCCTGCCCGCAAGCAGTATCGTTTCTGGGTAGAGTTCACCCGCGAGGATATTGCATGGTTCAAGCAGGGAGCCGCAGAGCGCGGTTTCCGCTATGGTTCTATCAAATAATTTTGGAGGTATTTACTTATGGCATTTACTCGTCCCGGCGCACCCGCGCCTACTTCGTCTGTTTCCAACGCACAGTCTCTGGCAAACCGTTCCATTCAGAATGCCAACCGTGCAGGCAGCACCGCTATGCAGGCCGCATCCCCGTCCGTGCCGGTGGAGATCACCGGTGCTGACGGTCAGCACTTCACTGTGAGTTTTGGAGACGTGCGCGACTTCATCTGCCCCAAGGCCACCGATGCTGAATGCAAAATCTTTCTGGAAACCTGCAAGCAGTACCACCTGAACCCCTTCACCAAAGAAGCCTACCTGATCCACTACGATAACAAAAACGATGACACTGCCAGCACCATTGTGCTGGGCAAAAACTGCTATCTGCAGATGGCCGAGCGCAACCCCAACTTTGACGGCTTTGAAGCTGGCGTGATCGTCCTGACCGCAGATGGCCAGCTGCTGAACCGTGAGGGATCTATCGTCTATGATGGAGACAGCGGCGAGACCCTTCTCGGCGGCTGGGCGAAGGTCTACCGTAAGGATCGCACCCGCGCCAGCTATGAGGAAGTCAAGCTCAGCGAGTATGACACCGGCAAATCTCTCTGGAACGGCAAAAAGGCCACCATGATCCGCAAGGTAGCGCTGGTGCACGCCCTTCGTGAAGCGTTCCCGTCTACCTTTGGCGCTCTGTACGATGAGAGTGAGGTGCGTGTGGATGCCGAAAGCACCGCTCGTGAGGTGCCGCCTGAAGAACTGCCGGTGCTGGATCCTTACGCAGGTTCCCACCGTCACCGCAAGACGGCAGGCACCCTGATTCCTGCCCCGGATGCACCCTCTGCAGAGGAAAACGCCGATGATCCGTTTGGCGGTGATGATGCATGATCGTCCAGACCAAGAACGGCATCATGCTGCACGGCGAGATCGCCAAAGACCCGGTGCTCCGGGACGCCGGGCAGAAGCGGGTTCTGAAATTCGACCTGAAAGCCAGCCGCACACAGGATGAATCCGGCAAATGGCAAAGCTTCTTTGTAGGCGTAAACCTCTGGCACGGCATTGACCAGTGGGACGGCATGCTGCAGAAAGGCGATCAGGTCACTGTTTTTGCCCAGAAGCTGAAAGAGCGGGAGTACAACGGTAAGACCTACTACGATGTAGACGCGGATGATGTTCAGCCCGGTGGGCTGGTGACATTCCGTTGGCTGCAGCAGATGATCGACCTGATGGCGCAGCCCGGACCGCCGCTGGAACCTGCAGAACCGGCAGAAGAACCGGAAGGCCTGCAGGGCGCGCAGATGTACCCCGGTGAAAGCCTTGCAGACTACGCACCGCACAGCACCAGCGCTCCGGAAGCGGCTCCTTCTGCCGAGTATGACCCCATCAACGATGATGCCGACGACCTGCCGTTCTGACCTCGCAAGCTGTGCTATCCGGCTATACGGGCGGGCAAAGGAGGTGAAAGTAGTTGAAAGAGGAAGAACAGAAAAGCATAGTCATTTACAAATCATGGAAAAAGCCATTGCGGAAATTGTCTCTGGAGCAAAAAGGCAGGATTTTTGACGCGCTGCTTGATTTCCCCGATCCGCCGAATTTTGAGGACGACCAGAAGCTCGAAATGGCGTGGGATTTTATGTCCGAGGCGGTGGAATCAAATTCTAAAAAATGGAACGAAAAACGAGAAAAGAGAGCTGCCGCAGGGCGTAAAGGCGCAGAAGTTACAAACGGCAAGCGTCAGCAAAACGCGGCAAATCCGGCAAATGCCGACTTTGACGAGCAAAAACAGCAAAACGCGGCAAATCCGGCTGTAAATGTAAATGGTAATGGTAATGTAAATGGTAATGGTAATGTAAATGGTAATGGTATATCACCTAACGGTGGTGTATATAATAGCGCCGCACCCGCCGCCGTTGACGTAGAACTTTCCAAGATCGTCCAGCATTATCAGCAGGCCGTTGGGGACTTCCCGCGCTCTGCGCTGGACAAGCTGCAGAAGTGGAGGCAGGAGTACAGCACAGAGATGATCCTGCTGGCGATTGACAAGGCCACAGAAGCCGGGAAGCGCTCATGGAACTACATCAACGGCATATTGTCCGGCTGGAAACGAGACGGGATACGCACCCCGGGGGACGTGGAAGCCAACGAACAAAGCCGACAAGCCAGACCGCGAGGAAAGCAGCCAACCGAGACCGTAGACGACCAGCTTGCCCGGGTGCTGGCAAAGATGGACAGAGAAAGAGGGTTTGAGACATGACACGGGAAGACGTGGCAAAACTGATTCGCATGAATTTTGTGCTGTACAAGCTGGGATCTAAGCCACTGACCGATGAGGAGATGCAGACCACCATCGATGTGTGGACGTACCAGTTTGGCGACTATGACGGCGATACTGTCAAGCGGGCTTTTCTGGCGGCAAACCGGGTATGCGTTTATCCGGTCACGGTGGCCGACATCTTCAAGCAGCTTTCCCAGTGTCTTGACCCGTCCGCTGAATGGGAAGCTCTGGCTGTAGCGGCACGCAAGGCACAGACATTTTTGAGCTGGCGAAAGTTCCCGATGGTGATCGGCATTGACGAAAAGGGCGGGCTGCTGCGTAGTGACGGGCAGAAAGAGTTGCAAGCCCTGTATGACCAACTCCCCCCGGCGGCAAAATCCTATGCCGGAAGCGTTGGAGGGCTTTCAGAGCTGGCTGAAATGCCGGACCTTACATACCGCCGTGCCGAATTTTTGAAGCAGGCGCAGGCCGATATCACCACCGCCCCCCGTGAAGCGGCAAGGCTGCGGGCGAGTGAACTGACAAGGAAGGAGCTGCAAAATGGGTGAATTGATTGTGACCTTTGGTGAAGATGGAAAGGCACACATGTACGACAGTGATTTTGACGTGACCATCCATTGTGAAGACGAACAGCAGATGAACGAAGCCGTGGAGCTGCTCCACCTTGCAAACCGGATGCATTGGCGCAAGACGTCAGAGAACCCACCGACGGAAAAGGATGCCGCATACGGGAAAGTGATTGCTGTCTTTATGGACGCTAAATTTGCTCAAGCTGCGCCGTGGGATTTTGTGGCAGTTGACCCGCAGCTTTATCCAAGATGGATGCCGATGCCGGAGGTTCAGAAAAATGAAAATCCTTAACCCCTGCAAAAACTGCCCCGACCGGCACCCGATCTGCCACGACAGCTGCCCACGGTACGCCGAGTACAAGCGTCAGCTGAAAGCGCAGCGCATCTACACCAACGGGAACCACGCAGCGGAGCGGATCAGCCGTAACGATTTCGACAAAGAAGGATGGATGGGAGGAAGAAAACGGTGAGAAACCATAAGCCTCCCATCGGCACGCCCATGTGGCATGTGCTGGAACACCTGTACTACGAAAAGACCCACGCGGGACCGCTGATGGAATATGTGGTGCGTGAAGCCCGTGTGAACGGCTATTTTCAGGGCGGCTACACCGAGATCAGGCTGACGGGCAAGAATGCGGGCGGGTTTATGACGCCGTTCTCCTATCCACTGAAGGACATCGGTGAAAAGCTGTTTTACACGCCAGAAGAGGCCGCCCGGCTTGCAAAACGAATGACCGAAAACGAAGAGAAAATGCTCTGGTGCCGTGAACCGCTACGCAGGCCGTGGACGGAGTACATCGTGCCGGTAGCGGAACAGACGAGCTTATTTCAGGAGGCGACCACATGAAGCCGAAAACGAAATCCGAGCTGATGGCCGAGTGGGCCAGCCAGCCCGACCAGCTCAAAAGAGAGCGGGAAGTCAAGGCCATCCGCAAGGCGATGGACGATGCCCGCGCTGTGATGCAGGACGGTCTGACCCGGTACGTCAAGAAAAAGACCAAAGCTCGCAGCATGGCAAAGGCTGAAGCTGACCCCTTTGCTGAGCTGGAAGGCTGGGAAAGCATGGAGCAGATCCAGGACGCTTACGGCTATGGCGAGATCACTGCCGACAGGCGGGACAAGCTCACCGACCTGTGGGAAGCCCGTGAAGCTGCAAGGAACAGCCGCAAGGGCGCGGACAAGTACCACGACCTTGTGACGGAGATGCTGGAAACGGCCATCCGCCGGGTGGGTAATGAGTACGCAGATATGCTGTTTGAGTATGACCAGCAGCGCAGGAAAGCAGAAAAGCAGTGCGAGCAGCTGGCAATGGAAGGGATGATGAAAAAATGAAAGCTATCTTGATGAGCATCCGGCCTGAATGGTGCGACCTCATCATTCGGGGGCAAAAGACCCTTGAGGTGCGCAGAACAAAGCCTGGGAATCTAAAGACTCCATTCAAGTGCTATGTCTATTGCACGAAAAGCAAATCCAAAATAGGCTGGCTTCTAATTGTCCCGGGCAAAGGATGGAAGCGGTTGGATGGCAATATCATTGGCGAGTTTACATGCGACGGCATCCGACGCATTGGCCCTGAATACTGTGTGGTCAAAGAAGATATCGAATCTGCGATTGCTGGAAGCTGCCTCAGTATCAAGCAGGTGAAGAAATACGCCGGCTGGGATATCGGTATGAACTATTCCGACATGAAAGACCTGTATGGCTGGCACATTTCCGACCTAAAAATTTACGACCGCCCACGACCGTTAAGTGCTTTCGCAAGACTACGGGCAACAAAATTTGGCTATGAGCCTGTAGATATTGAGCGACCACCGCAATCCTGGTTTTATGTGGAGGACGGGAGATGAAGCTGACCCTCTACGGCGACCCCCGCACCAAGAAAAACTCTGCCCGCATCCTCAGAAGCCGCTCAGGTGGGCGCTTTGTGGCCCCTAGCAAGGCCTACGTGGATTATGAGACGGACTGCCTGCGGCAAATCAAAAGGCCGCGCAGCCCCATCTCTGCCCGCGTGAACGTGAGGTGCGTTTACTACATGAAGACCGCCCGCCGGGTCGATCTGGCGAACCTCATCGAGGCTACCACGGACATTCTGGTGAAAGCCCGCGTGCTGGAGGACGACAACAGCCGCATTGTTGCCGCCCACGATGGAAGCCGGGTGGAGCTTGATCGGAAACAGCCACGGGTGGAAATTGAGATTGAAGAAATGGAGGACGAAAATGGCTGAATATCATGTTGGGTGTGGACTGTTTGGAAATGTCTACGCTGGGACTTATGCCCCACCCCGCAAGGATGGTTTGCAGGCATGGCGTAACAAGTCAGAGGTAACAAGCGAAGCTGTCAAAGCGGTCATGGGGCATTTCATCACAGAAATGGAGCGTGACGACAAGACAAAGCTCGAAAAGGTGTGGGGCGTTATCGGAAACAAGAAGCTAAAAGTCACTTTTGAGATTTTCACTAGCAAGGAGGAAAACAATGGCCCGCACATGGATACCTGACACTGACACCCAGAAGCCGGACAAAACCGATTACCGCATTGTTAAGGCGTGGCTGAACCGCTACCGCGAAGCAGAGAAAAGATACTACTTGCTGTCTGACCGTCTGGCCGAAGCGCAGGAGGCCACCCGGCACATTACCCAGAGCCTCAGCGCGGCCCCCGGCGGCAGCAAAGATGGACAGAGCCTTGCCCGGGCGGTTGAACGCGAGGAGGAAGCGGAGCGCCGCGCTTATGAGCAAAGAGCGGTCTGTGACAGGCTGTTCCTTGAGATTAGAAACGCACTCGCCCAGATCCAGAACGAAAAAGCATACACGGTGCTGTACAAGTACTATCTCGATTGCCTCACGTGGGACAGGGTCGCAAAAGATATGAATTACTCTCTGCGCATGGTCTATGTCTTGCGGCGCAAAGCAATGGAGGAGCTGAGCCTTTAAAAACATTGCACTGTCATTACATTGCGGTTTCACTATTACATGGTGTAAAATTGTATCATCGGAAAAGCCAAAAGGCAAACCGATGCACGCAGCCTCCGAAACGTGTTCCTTCTTAGCATTTTCCTCCTTTTCTGTTTGCAGGTACCGGGCTTTGCTCTCTTCACGTTTCGCGGGCTGCTTCTATGCGATACACTGAAACAAAGGCAGCCTGCCGCTCATGAGAGACAGGAGGCGGTTCGATTCCGCCGTATCGCACCGTATGGCGCATGGACTAGACAACCCGCAAGGTCGCACGTGTAACCTCCCGTGCCAAGAAAAGGCCTTAGAATCCTTGCCAAGGTGTAGCTTTCCTGACAGGATGTGCGCCAACCAACAGCCCCGGCGGCGAACCGGAGCTGTTTTTATATGCCGCCTGAGCGCAGTTTGGAGCGCGGCGCGTGTGTGTAGACACGGCTGGTTCGATTCCAAGGGCGGCTTTTTTATACTCCGGTAGCTCAAGTGGTAGAGCGGCGGTCTCCAAAACCGCATGTTGCAGGTTCGAGCCCTGCCGGGAGTGCTTGCATGATCTGACGAGAGCGGGGAGTGCAATAGCGGGGCATCCAGCCGCGAAAGTTCCGGGTGCAGCAGCCCCCACCGTTTTATGCCTGTCCGTCAAACTGAATGCACGGGTGCTGCTTATATGCCGTCATAGCTCAACTGGCAGAGCGCCGCCCATTTAAGGCGGGACAACATTGGTGATACCACGGGAACATCACTGCACAGCCAACCACTGCGCACATCCATTCCGTGGGTGCTGGTTCGAATCCAGCTGGCGGCTAGCGTGATTTTAGAGTGTCCACTGTGGACACTTTTGGAGAGGAGGCATACAAATGTTTGAGCGCTTGAAAGAACTGATTTGCGACATGGCAAAGTTTTTGACGCGTCTCGGCGCTGGCCTTGTCCTCTCGGCCTTACCGATCAGCAACAAAGAAAGCCACTTTGTGCGCTATGCGCGGCGTTTCGGCTTCCGTGCAGACCACACAAAACGCGAGCCTCGGGCAGAGATCGGAGGCCGTGGCTGTATCCAAGGAGCACGGCCTGCTATCCGTGCGGATTAACCGCTGCTGATACAATACGATTAAAAACCGGCTTTTTGCATGATGAGCTCCATGCAACAAAGCTGGTTTTTCTTATGCCGCTTTAGCTCAGTCGGCCAGAGCATCTGGCTCATAACCGGACGTGTGCAGGTTCGAGCCCTGCAAGCGGCACATTCGATATTTTGACCGTTCTGGTTTCCGGGCGGTTTTTCTTTTGCATGAATTTAGAGAGGTGGTGGCGGTGAGTGCGAAGCGGCTGACAGACAGGCAAAAAAAGAAGATCGTTGCTGACTATGTGCAGCTGCAGAGCTATGCCAGAGCCGCCAAACTGAACGACGTAGCAGAAAGCACCGTGCGGAAAATCGTGAAAGATAATCCCAAGTGTGCGGATTTGTGCGCCTTAAAAAAAGAGCAGAACACGCAGGACATGCTTTCCTACTTAGGCAGCAAGCTCGGGGAAGCACAGGATCTTCTTGGGCTGTACCTTCAGGCGATGGCAGACCCTGACAAAATCGCAGAAGCGACGCTGCCGCAGCTGTCCACGGCGTTCGGCACCATCGTGGACAAGTTTGCTATGCTGGGAGACCAGAGCGGCATAGAAGCCCCGGACGATGGCCTGCTTGAGGCTCTGAGCGCTGCCGCAGACATCAGCCCGCCGGATGACGTGGAGATGTTGCCGGAGGAAGAGGACGACAATGCGGAAAAGTAACGGTTTTCGCTGGAAAGCCCTCAGCCAGCGGCAAAAGCAGGTCTTGAGCTGGTGGACACCGCAGAGCGCATATAGCGGTTACAACGGCATCATTGCTGATGGCGCTATCCGCTCGGGCAAGACCTTTGCCATGAGCTTTTCATTCGTCCAGTGGGCTATGACCTGCTACAGCGGCCAGCAGTTCGCCATGTGCGGCAAGACCATCGCCAGCTTCCGGCGCAACGTGCTGGGGACGCTCAAACAGCAGCTTGCAGCCCGTGGCTACAACGTCAAGGAGCATCGGGCAGAAAACTGCATGACCGTCAGCAAGAGCGGCCGAATCAACGAATTTTACTTTTTCGGCGGCAAGGATGAGAGCAGCCAGGACCTGATCCAGGGCATCACCCTTGCCGGGGCGTTCTTCGACGAGGTAGCCCTGATGCCGCAAAGCTTCGTCAATCAGGCCACGGCCCGTTGCTCTGTCACCGGGTCAAAGTTCTGGTTCAACTGCAACCCGGGCAGCCCGCAGCATTGGTTTTATCTCGAGTGGGTGCGGAAGTGCCGTTCCCGCAAGATGATGTATCTCCATTTCACGATGGACGACAACCTGTCGCTTTCCGAGGACATCAAGGCCAGATACCGCAGTCAGTACAGCGGCGTTTTCTATCAGCGCTACATTCTGGGCCTGTGGACGGTGGCCGAGGGCCTTGTATATGACATGTTCGAACGCAAGAAGCACGTCGTTGATGAGCTGCCGCAGCTTTCGCCAAAGAGCGCCTATGTAACGTGCGACTTTGGCACCCAGAATGCAACGGTTTTTTTGCTGTTCCAGAAGCAGGCAGATGCAGACTGCTGGATCGTCACCCGGGAGTACTACTACAGCGGACGCGAACAGAAGCGGCAAAAGACCGTGGGCGAGTATGTTGCAGACCTCAAGGCGTGGCTGAATGGTCTCAAGCCGGAGAGGATCATTGTGGACCCCTCTGCCCTGCCCCTGATTACGGAACTGCGCAAGAATGGCTTTACCCAGACCCCCGCAAACAACGACGTTCTGAGCGGCATTCTGGACGTACAGACCATGCTGCAGACCGGGCGGCTGAAAATATACAAGGACTGCAAGCACACGCTGGAAGAGTTTGGCGTGTACGCTTGGGACCCAGACAAAGACGACACCGTGCTGAAGGTCAACGACCACTGCATGGACGCTATTCGATATTTTGTGCGCACGAAGCGCCTTGTAAAACTGAGGAATTGATTTTGAGCACTGTATACACATTCCAGACTTTTCAGCAGGCGCAAGCCGCCGGGGAACAGCCTGATTTCATCCGGCGGTTCGTGCAGCAGCACTGCACTTCCGGCCCCTACAAGATGGCGCTGGATGCCGACCTGTACGACGCACAGAAAAACCCGGGGGCTGAACGCTTTGCGCAGGCTTACGCTTTGATGCTGAAGCGCCTATCCAAAAACACCAAGCAGGACACCCCACACCCCGATATGGTCAAGAGCAATCTTTTCCGGCGGCTCAACAAGCAGCGGGCAACCTACTCCCTCGGCAACGGCGTGGTCTTTGCAAACGATGGCGTGGACAAGGATAGGTTGGGGCAGAACTTTGACGAGCAGATCCAGAAGGCCGGATATTTCGCCCTGATCCACGGTGAGAGCTTCGGATTCTGGAACAACGACCATCTGGTGGTTTTCAAGCTGACCGAGTTCGCGCCCCTGTACGATGAAAAGACAGGCCTTTTGCAGGCGGGCGTGCGCTTCTGGCGGCTGAACCCGGACACGGATATGCACTATATCCTGTACGAGCTGGACGGCTTCACTGAGTACACGGAAAGCAAAATCGGAAGCACGATGCAGGAGACCGTGCCGAAGCAGGCATACAAGAGCGTGACCGTCACCACACCCGGCGGCGGGCTGGAAAGCGTAGAAGGAGAAAACTACAGCGCACTTCCCATTGTGCCGCTGTGGGGCTCAGACCTGCATCAGAGCACACTTGTTGGGCTGAAAGCCTACATTGACAACACCGATCTTGTGATGTCCGGCTTCTGCAATGACTTGCAGGACTTTTCGCAGATCTACTGGCTGTGCGAGAACTTCAACGGAATGACCGATGACGAGCTGCAGGAGTTCCTTGTCAAGCTGAATCTGTACCACATTGCAGGCGCAGACACCAGCGAGGGCGGCAAAATCACTCCCTACACCACCGAGATTCCCGTGGCTGCCCGGCAGGCTCTTTTGGAGCTGCTCCACACCCGGGTGTATGAGGACTTCGGCGGTCTGGACGTGCATTGCGTGAGCGCGGACAGCACCAACGACCATCTGGATGCAGCCTATGAACCGCTGAACCAGAACGCGGACGACTTTGAGGCTCAGGTCAAGCCGTTTATCCGGCAGATCTGCGCACTGGCTGGCTTTGAAAACGCTATGCCGACATTCAACCGCAGCAAGATCACCAACACCGCTGAGCAGGTTAGCGTGGTGATTTCCGAAGCGCCCATCATCGGGCAGGACATGGCCATTGACCTGCTGCCCAACCTGACCCCGGAACAAAAGGAGCAGGCCAAGGCCGCGCTGATGGCTGAGAGCGCAACACGGGAGACCGTGGAGGGAAGATGAAACAGATGAAGCGTGATATTTGCGCCGCAGTTTTTGGCTTTTTCTTCGGCTGTGGAGTAAGCTCGTTTATCATTAACGTTGCAAAGCTTGTGATGCGCTTATGACCGACCGTGACCGCATCTCTACCCGCCAGCTGAACCGCCTGCGCCGCCGTATCCTCCGGGTGTACGGCACTGCCCGCCGGGAGATGCAGGATCAGCTTACCGAGTTTCTGGCAAAGTACAAAGCGTTGGACGAGCGCAAGCGGGCGCAGCTGGCTGCAGGCGAGATCACCGAGGACGATTACCGCATCTGGCTGCAAAATCAGGTCTTTCAGTCCGATTTGATGCAGGCAAAGCTGGACGGCATCACGCAGACCTGCACCACAGCCCAAGAGACGGCCTACAAGCTAGCCCGGGATGAGCAATACAACATCTTTTCCTTTGGCGCAAACTGGACTTTCTACGAGCTGGAACAGGCCGCAGGCGTGACGTTCGGGCTGACCCTGTACAACACCGAAGCGGTCAAACTCCTGCTGAAAGAGAATCCCCGCATGGTGCCCAACAAGCGCATCAAGAGCGAGAGCAACCGCACCTATGACGCCCGGGTGTTCAACCGCTACGTCATGCAGGGCATCATTCAGGGCAAGAGCGTCCACGACATCGCCGTGCAGGCCGTCAACGGCATGGCTGACACAGAGATCCACTGGGCCATGAACAACGCCATCACAGCCATTACCAGTGCCCAGAACGCCGGTGCTTTGCAGCAGATGCGCAACGCCCAGGATTTGGGCATTGAGGTCAAAAAGCGGTGGAACTCCACCCACGACTACCGCACCCGTGAGATGCACCGCCTGCTTGACCAGCAGACAGCAGAGCTTGACGAGCCGTTCAAGGTCATGGGCTACGAGATTCAGCGCCCCGGCGACCCCAGCGCAGCGCCGGAGATGGTTTACCACTGCCGCTGTGTGCTGTCCTCTGCGCTGGGCAAGTATCCCCGGCAGAACGCCATGCAGCGGGACAATGTGGCAAAAGACGTCACCCCCATCATGGATTACACCGAGTGGTATAAATCCAAAGGCGGCAAGGAAACCGAACAGATGTGGTGGGCGGAAGAACGCAAGAGAAAGAAGGAGCGAAAATGAAGCATAAAAATAAAACCCTGCCTCCCGGCAGGGTGTAGAGGCTATACGGTTGTTCCGTCAGGAAGATGGAAAAGAATCTCTGCGGTGCATCCGAGAGCCAAAGAAAGCTCTTGAATATCCTTTTCGGTAAAGTTTCCCCTTGCCATCTTGTTGGAAAGATTCTGCCGGGTTTGCCCAGTGGCTTCGGCAAGCTCGCCCATCGTCATCCCTTTACGCTTCATTATCAGGCGGATTTTTTCAGCAACAGTAAGTGTCATATCTTTCACCTCCGTTCATTTATAGTATAAACTAAAACGTGTATTCAGTCAATCTCTATTTGCATTTTTCATAATAAAATGTAAAATAAGCGTTGACATACGACACGAATTAGTGTATAATATATTTTGTGAGCAAGAGGGGCGGAAAGGAGGACGCCCATGAAGTTCAAGGATTTCAAGAAGCTGAACCGTGAAGAACAGCGCAAGAAGTTTGAACAGTACAAAAAAGAGTGGTTAGCTACTCGCCATAGCTAACCACTCGTAAGTCAGAGAAACCGTATTCAAAAAGCTCCTCTTACTCACATTTTATTTTTTTATAAGCGATTTGTCAAGTAAAATGTGAGGTTTTAGCAATGGAAACACCAAAAATCACGAAGGTGGAGCTTGAACTGGATGCTGTTTCTGGTGAACTTCGAGTAATGCACGACCTGTTGAACATCTTTGCCAACTGGTTTGAGGAGACCCACAAGACCGACATGATCAAGCGGGAGCGCACCAGCGAGCTTGTGAGCCAGATTTGGAACGAAGCCCCGATGTACAACTCTTTGATTACGGCCTTGTTTGCATCCCTTACCGGGTTGGAAAAGAAAGTAGACGAAGTGCTTGACTATCAAATTGCAGAACAAGAGGTAAACGCATGAGTAATATCCAGATTTTCAACTACCAGTCCAACGAAGTCCGCACCGTAGAGATGGGCGGCGAACCGTGGTTTGTCCTGAAGGACGTGTGCAACATCCTCGGCATTTCCAAATACCGTGATACTGCGGCACGTTTGGATGCAGATGAAAGGGGGTCGGTTGAGGTGGACACCCTTGGCGGTACTCAGCAAGTTATCGCCGTCAATGAATCCGGCCTTTACCATGTCATCCTTCGCAGCGACAAGCCGGAAGCGGCTCCGTTCCGCAAGTGGGTCACGTCCGAAGTGCTGCCGTCCATCCGCAAGAACGGCGGGTACATCGCCGGGCAGGAGCAGCTTACCCCGCAGGAGCTGATGGCAAAGGCTCTGCTTGTGGCAAACAAGACCCTTGCAGACCGGGAAGCCCGCATTTGTGAGCTGACCGCACAGAACAGCCAGCTCACCGTGGAGAAGCAGATCATGCAGCCCAAGGCAGAATACTTCGACGAACTGGTTGACCGCAACCTGTTGACCAATTTCCGGGAGACAGCCAAGGAGCTTGGCATCAAGCCCAAAGCCTTTGTGGCGTGGCTGCTGGACAAGAAGTTTCTTTACCGTGACCAGAAAGGCAAGCTGCTGCCCCGTGAGGACAAGAACAACGGCCTGTTTGAGGTCAAGGAAGCCAAGAACGACAAGACCCAGTGGAGCGGCGTGCAGACGCTTATCACCCCCAAAGGCCGTGAGACGTTCCGGCTGTTGTACCTGTAACTGAATCACCGACCCTGCCCCACACCGGGGCGGGGTTTTGTTATACATGGAGTATAGCATGGATTTTAAGTATGACATCAAATTCACCGACAACACCCCGCAGCTGCATGAGGCGCTGGATTCATGGGCGGAGCGGGTGCTGACCCTCTGGGGTATGAAGGTGCAGGACCACGCCCAGCTGCTTGTGCCCACCGGCACGGCAGACAGCACGGGCATTGAGGGCTACGTGGGCGGTGCGCTCAAGCAGAGCCTGACCTATGCCGTAGACCTCGCAAAAAAGACCGTGACCATCGGAAGCAACCTGTTTTACAGCGTGTATGTGGAGCTGGGCACGGGCATTTTTGCCGAAAAAGGCAACGGACGCAAAACGCCGTGGGTCTGGAAAGACTTCAACGGAAAGTGGCACTTTACCCGGGGCATGAAAGCCGCCAATGACGGCAAAGGGTTCCTCCGCCCGGCGGTGGAGGAGCACATCGAAGAGCTGCGAGAAATCGCAGTAGAGGAAGGAAACAAGGAGGCGTAAAAGCATGACAAAACTTGAAATTTTGAGCGCATTGCTTGAAGTTGCTGCGAAAAGGCAGATGGAAGCCGATGAAGCATATCACAAAGCCGCCGAAGAGGTGGAAAGCATAAAGGCAGAAATGGTGAGAGTAAAAAACAAGCGAGAAAAAGAACTTGATGCTGTTGGTGAGTTGCTTTGCAAGGGAAGAACGGCACGAAAAGAACTTCAAAAAATTTGCGATGTTGCGTACGGCAATGAAGCCAAAATCAAAATTTTGGTGTATCTTCCAGCTTCTGAGCTTAACGATACAGATTTTCAGCTATACCTCTAAAACTAAATACTCAGCGGTTGGCGCACAGCGTCAGCCGCTTTTTTATGCCGTTTTAGCTCAGTCTGGCAGAGCACCGGACTTTTAATCCGGGAGCCGTGGGTTCAAGCCCCACAAGCGGCACCACACCGGCAGCACGTCCGGCAAATAAACCTTATTGCCAAGCATGGCAGCCCGAGCAAGGGCAGAAAGGACTATCATATGGCACTCGAACGCAAGACTCTCCGGGCGATTCTGGAAGATGAAACGACCGACACCAGCGGCAAGCTCAAGAAAATTCTGGACGTGCTGCATGAGGAAACGGACACCTTGCAGAACCAGCTCGATGAGAAGAACGCAGCCCTCGCCAAAGCCGAAAAAGACCGGGACGCAGCCAACGGCGGCAAGGAAGCCGCTGAAAAGGCGCTGAACGACTACAAGGCCCAGCAGACCCAGAAGGACACCCACGCAGCCAAGGAAGCAAAGTTCCGGGAGCTGCTGAAGTCCGCCGGGGTGCTGGACAAGTATGCTGATCGGGTCGTGCGGCTGTCTGGCGAGGATATCGACAAGCTGGAGCTGGACGATAAGGGCGAGGTCAAGGACGCCAAGAAGCACGCCGACAGCCTGAAAGCTGATTGGAGCGACTTCGTAGGCACTACGACCACCACCGGCGCAAAGGTGGACACCCCGCCCACCAACACTGGCTCCAAAATGACCAAAGACCAAATTTTTGCAATCAAGGACGCCGGCGAACGCCAGGCCGCGATTGCTGCAAATGTCGACCTGTTTACAGGCGGCGGAAAGGACTAACACATGGCAGCAAAAGAAAATATCACCATGACCACCGATATCACCGTAGCCGCGCGTGAAATCGACTTTGTGGCCCGTTTCCAGCGCAACTGGGACCATCTGCGCACCATTCTGGGCATCATGCGCCCTATCCGGATGCAGCCTGGCACCGTGCTCAAAAGCAAGTATGCACAGGGCACCCTGCAGAGCGGCACCGTGGGCGAGGGCGAAGAGATCCCGTTCAGCAAGTACACCGTCAAGGAGAAGGAGTACGGCAAGATCACCATCGACAAGTACGGCAAGTCTGTCACCCTTGAGGCGATCCAGAATTACGGCTACGATGTCGCCGTGCAGAAGACCGATGATGAGTTCCTGTACGACCTGACCGCTCTGGTAACGGATAAGTTCTACAAGTTCCTGAACACCGGCACCCTGAAGGGCACTCCCAAGACCTTCCAGATGGCGCTGGCACATGCCAAGGGCGCGGTCGAGAACAAGTTCAAGACCATGCATCGCACCGTGACCGGCGTTGTTGGCTTTGTCAACGTGATGGACGTGTACGACTATCTGGGCAATGCCAATATCACCGTGCAGAACCAGTTCGGCTTCCAGTACATCAAGGACTTCATGGGCTACAACACCATCTTCCTGCTGTCCGACAGTGAGATCGCGAAGGGAAAGGTTATTGCCACCCCGGTAGACAACATCGTCATGTACTATGTGGATCCTGCGGATAGCGAGTTTGCCCGCGCAGGTCTGGTCTACCGGACCGCAGGCGAGGCAAGCAACCTCATCGGCTTCCACACTCAGGCAAACTACAGCACCGCAACCTCCGAGAGCTACGCCATTATGGGCGTGACCCTGTTTGCTGAGTATCTGGACGGTATCGCTGTCGAGACCATTACCCCGGGCGAGTGATCGCCCCTTTGTAAGGAGGACGCCCCATGACCGTCCCAGAGCTGTGCGTTTACACGCACAATTTTTTTGACCGGGCGGACGACCCCGTTGCCGGGGAGTTTGCTTTTGAGCCGGATACCGTGCCCGCCGGGGTAGTGCCGGGGCAGTATTTCCTTGTGTGCGGATCCATCTTCAACGACGGCGTGCACAAGGCCGGGGACGGCGATTTGACCGCCGAGACCTTCACCGGGACGGTACAGCCCATGCGCGTGCCGCCTGACTTCGTGGCGCTGGCTGAAAAGATTGACGCATACGACAAGGCGCTCCCGTCCGGCGGCGTGTATGTGTCCCAGTCCTTTGTCGGGTGGTCCGGCACGATGGCTACAGGCGCGGACGGCCTGCCTGCCGACGGCAAGACTCGCTATAAATCCGAGATCAATCATTGGAGGAAGATGTGACATGGTCAACGCGTTCACTGCATCCACCGTGATGCAGAGCTTTACCCAAAAATACCGTTTTCAGACCCGCAGCTATGAGCCGGACGGCGTGGGCGGCTTTGTTTCCGGCTGGAAGGACGGCCCCGAGTTTGAGGCCGTGGAGCGCCACGACACCACTGTGGAAGCTCAGGTGGCAGAGCAGGCTGACACCGCCTCCACCTATACCCTGCTGGTCAGCACGGGCGTGCCGCTGGCCTTCCCGGACTACATCAAGCGGGTGATCGACGGCCAGACCTTCCAGATCACCAGCACAGCGGACGAAGGAAAAGCCCCGCCGGAATCCGGCATGGGACTGCGGGCCGTCAAGTGCAAAAAGGCGGTGCTGCCGTAATGGGACCGTCTGAGAGCATCAACCGGGCGCTGAACACGTTTTTCAACGGCTTTGGCATCCCCGGCTATCTGGAAGATAACATCCCTCCTGCCGCTTCACTGCCCTATCTGACCTACAAGCCCACCATCCCCGGCGGGTGGAACGAAACGGCATCCTTCCACGCCCGGCTGTGGTACCCCAGCAAGGGCGGCAGAGCCCCCATCCTGCAAAAAGAAGATACGATCAGCGCAGCCCTCGAGGACAGCATAACGCTTTCCTGTGAGGGCGGCGCTATTCTTTTGCAAAAAGGCACCCCATGGGCACAGCCCCTCGACAACCCGCCTGAAGGGTATCTGTGCGAATACCTCAATTTTGAAATCACGCAATTTTGCGAGTAAGGAGCAATATGGCAAGAAAGTTTACCAAGATCAGCGCAAAAGCATTCGAGTCCATGCAGATCAATGCCGGTGTCGTGCTGAACAAATTTGACCCGTCCGGCACGACCGAGATCCAGGACGCAGACATCATCTGCGCCACCTCCGGCGGCGTGACGGCAGAGTGCAAGCCCAACATCACCGACCTTGGCGATGATGTGGACAACTGCCAGAAAAACACCGCAGAGCTGATGCAGATCGAGGACTACGACTGCACGCTGGCCTTTACGGCCCTGAACGTCACAACAGACGTTATCAAGCTGGCGCTGGGCGCAGCGGATGTGAGTGAAAAGAAGGTCACCCCCCGCATGACGCTGGACCCGACAGACAGCACCGGCGATTTTAAGGACATCTGGTGGGTCGGCGACACCATCGACGGCGGTTTTGTGGCCGTCAAGTTGATGAACGCACTCTCCACCGGCGGCCTGTCCCTCAAGACCACCGACAAGGGCAAGGGCAATCTGTCCGTCACCTTGACCGGCTGCCCCCGGATGGGTGACGACGCCGTGCCTATGGAGTGGTACTACAGCCCCAAGGCCGCAGCATAAGGAGGACACCGCATGAAATTTTTGACAGAGCTGTCCGATGAAGAGTTTCTGCGCCACTGCTGGCAGATCGCCGATGTGGCAGAGGAGGTCTTGGAAAAATCCAAGATCATGGAGCTGCGCAAGGTTCTGCCGGTTCTGACCGGCGAGGAAACGCCGGAGGAGCTGGAACAGAAGAAGAAGGAGCAGGCAAAAAAGAACATTCAGGCTATGGCAAAAAGCTTGCTGTTCGACAATGCCGCTGCCACCGCAAAGCTGCTTCCGTTGCTCTATGAGCCGGACGTGGATGAAAACGGGGTGGTTGAAAACATCGGCCCGTTCAAGAAGATGCGCGCGGTAAAAGAGCTGCTGAACAACGATGATGTGATGGATTTTTTGCTCTGGTGTCTGCCGTTGGTGCTGGCGGGTACAGACGCCTGATTTCTTCCATCAGCCCGGACGCGCTGCGGCTGTTTGGCAGGCCGTATATTTTGCAGCACTGCCTGAACGCTTTGCGGCAAGAGCACATCATGCTCAGCTATCAGGCGTACATGACGGACGCTCTGGCACACCTTATAGGCGCGGAAGAGCGTTGGTACGACATGGTGGCCGGGCTTGTGGAAAACCGCCCACAGCCGCCGCAGCCGTCCGCTGATGAAGTGATAGCACGCATTAAAAATGGCTTGAACGGGGGTGATGAAATCTGAAACTTTTTGAATTGAGCGCCACCCTTGGGCTGGACGACAGCGCCTACCGGCAGGGCGTGGAAGAGGCAAAGTCTCAGACTAAGACCGCTGTCTCCACCATGATGAAGGATTATAACCGGCTGTACAGTGAGGTCATTCACCTTACGGCAGCCTATCAGAAATCACGGAAAGAGACCGGGGAAACCTCCGAAAAAACTAAGGAATTTGCCCAGAAGCTGAAAGAAGCTCAGGCCCAACTCAATACCACGGCACAGGGGCTAAAGACTGCGGAAGGGTACATGAACAGCTTTGGGGATGCCGCATCGGGGTCCGGCAAGTCTCTGGCCGGTGCTATTGCACAAGGCACGGTCATGGCGGGCATTTTCTCGAAGCTCGGCTCTGCTGCACTCAGTGCCGCAGAGGGGTTCATCTCTTCCGGCATCGAGTATAACGCCCAGATCGAGAAATACACCACCGGCTTTACCAATATGTTGGGCAGCGCGGAAGCCGCCCAGCAGGTCATGAGCCAGATCCAGGAAGACGCGGCAAAAACCCCGTTTGATGTCGAGTCCCTGACAAAGGCGAACCAATACTTGATCTCTGCAGGCGAGAACGCTTCCTATGCCCGCAGTACCATCATGGCACTGGGCGACGCGGTCTCTGCGACCGGCGGCGGCAACGACGAGCTGAACCGCATGTCCCAGAACCTGCAGCAGATCGCCAACACCGGCAAGGCTACAACGGCTGATATCAAGCAGTTTGCTTATGCCGGCATCGACGTATACGGCATTCTGGCCGACTACACAGGCAAGTCCACCGCTGAAGTGCAGAAGATGACCATCAGTTATGATCTTCTGACGCAGGCTTTGCAGGCTGCTTCCGAAGAGGGCGGGCGTTACTACAACAGCATGGACACCCAGAGCCAGACCATGAATGGCCGCGTGTCTACCCTGAAGGACAACGTGAGCCAGCTGACGGGATTGCTGACCGGCGATTTATCCGGCGGCATCGGCGTTGTAATCGGCAATCTGAACGACATGCTCGTCGCAGCACAGGAAGCTTACAAAACGGACGGCTGGATTGGTCTCGCAGGCGCGATCACCGGCCTGACGGAGCCTATCAACACGGCAAAAAACGCTCTCAAGGACTTCGCAAGCAAAGCCACCACATGGCTGGATCAGCTGAGCTATAAACTCAACCGTTTTCTCGGAAAAGCCGCCACAGCAGACTTCGATACCTACGAAGAGTACGCGGATGCAAATAACCGGAAGAGTAACCGTAACAGGATGCGGGAAAATGCATTAAATGGCATTGGCATCAGCAACAAGAGCTGGTCGGAGCGTCAGGCGGAAGCGGCAGCAGCCAGTGGCAACAGAGGCAGCTCCATTACAACCAGCCCGTCTGGCTCTTCCGCTGGCAAAAAATCCAGATCCTCCGGCTCCAAGTCCACCACCGAAACGGTCATTTCGTCCATCTCCAGCACAGCTACCACCACCGCGCAGAATGCGCTGGGCACTGTGACCACCAGTATCCAGACTCTCACTGAAAAGGTCAAGGACAGCGCTGGCAAAATCAAAGACCGCATCACCGAGACCACCACCACGACCGGCAAGGAGATGGTGAACGGTGTTGCCACGACTTTTAAGCAGGTCGAGACCAAAGTCAACGGCACGGTCACAAAGGTCACAAAGACCTATGACGACATGTCAAAAACGCTGCTGGGCACCTTTACCAACGTCTCGGAAACCACCTTTAACGGCATCACCACAAAGGTGCAGCAGGCGGTGGAAAAGTACGCGGACGGCAGCGAGCATATCAAAAAGACCGTCACAGAGACCGGCCAGCGCATCGGCGAGAACGGCGCGGAGACCTACGAGAAGATCATCACCTACATCGACGGCGTTCAAGACAAGGTTACGGAAACCTCCAACGAGATCGACAAGAGCGTGAAGGGCACCCAGAGCCGCATTGACCAGCAGCTGAGCGAGGCTTCCGGTCAGCTGGATAAGGGCATTTTCGGGCTGGTAAAGAACACCTTCAAAGACGCCAAAAACGGCGACTGGGCAAGTCTTGGGCTGGATTTTGTCAATCTGATCTGGGGCGAAGTGTCGCAGGGGCAGCGTAACGTGATCTCTAAGTGGCTTACGGACGCACTGACCGCGGTCAACGAGGGCTACTTCAGCGGTGGCATCGGCAAGGCATTTGATATCTTCCAGAAGCTTTTTTCTGACGGCGGGGTAAAATCCGATATCGACGGTGTGACCAATTCGGTCAAGGCTTTTGGTGAGATCATCGACGATCTTGCAGGCTCCGGCGGCGTGGGCGGCGCTCTAGGCAGCATCGTCCAGAGCTTTTCCGGCATGGCTGGCGGCATCACGTCTGCGCTGGGCACTATCGTGTCTTTTGTTGCAGCAAATCCTATTCTTGCCCTGATCCTGGGCGTGGGCGCTGTCGCTGGCGGCATTGGCCTTGCCATGTGGATGGACAAGAAGAATAATCAGAAGCCTGTCAGCCACTACCAGAGCCCCTTTGACAAAACCGGCATGTATGACAGTCTGGGCACCTTCTCCACCCGTGCGGCCCTGCAGTACCGCGTCACCGGCCAGCAGTCCATTGTTGACCGGCAGACCAGCATTCTGGAACGCATCGAGGGGATGCTGGACGAGCATCTGCCAGACATCGGCAAGGGTCAGGTGGTCATGGATTCCGGTGAACTGGTGGGCGTGCTGTCGACCCGCATGGCGACCAACGTAGATGCACGCATCGGCGTGACAGTGGAACGGAAAGCGAGGGGTGTGTAATGGCAAAGCTTCTGGGGGCAAAAATCGGCAATTTTCACACCCTGACAGATTGGGGGCTGTACCTCAAGGTAGGCAGTCCTAAAATCGGCGCGGCAGAACCGGAAGAATACCTTGTGCAGGTCACCGGATCTGATTCGCTGCTGAACCTGACCACATGGGACGACGGCAAGGTGCACTATAAAAAGCGCACCATCACCATGGAGCTGCTCTGCAACGCGCCAAAAAGCAAGTGGCCCAGCATCGAAAGCACCATCGCCAACGCCATTCATGGCAAGTGGCTGCAGTGCCGCTTTGATGAAGACCCGGCGTGGTACTGGGAAGGGCTTTGGAAAGTCACACCATCCCGCGACCGGCTTTCCAGCGCCTTTACCATCACCGGCACCTGCAACCCCTTCAAGCGCAGCGTCTACGACGGCACCAACGACTGGCTGTGGGACGATTTCAACTTTGAGCATGATATTGTGCGCAACTACACGAATATCCCGCTCAAGGCGGGCGAGGACAAAGAGGTGTCCATCACCGGTGCACCGCGTGCGGCCGGCATCTACTTCCAGCGCAGCGAGACCGCCGCAAACATCGCGGTGTCTCTCAATGGCTTTGAGGTGGGCATTCTGGCCAAGTCCACCGACTGGCAGTATATCGAGGGGCTTACTATGCCGGATGGCGTAGTGGGCACCCTCGTTTTTGCTGCATCGGCAGACTGCAGCATCAGTATCAAGTATTTGGGGGCAAGCCTATGAGCTACAAAGTTTATGCTGGTGTGCAGACGGATGTAGACACATGGAAAACTAAGGTCTGTATCCACGATATCAGCGACATTACCGACACGAAAAAGCTCATCAGCCCCACGCTGACCCGCGAAGTGGGTAAAGCTGGCTCTTTTGAGTTTACCATGCCGCTGGGCAATGTGGCACACTCTGCGCTGCAAAAGCTGCGCACTACGGTAGAGGTGGAACAGGACGGCGTTTCCATCTGGCAAGGCCGTCCTATGAGCCATGAGCAGGATTTTTTGATGCGTCAGAAAATCTACTGTGAAGGGGAGCTTGCGTATCTGAATGACAGCGGCATTGCGCCATACGCTGCAAAAAATGTGAGCTTTTCGCAGTTTTTGGAATGGATCTGCGATAACCACAACGGAATGGTAGATGCATACAAAGCTTTTACTCCTGGCAATGTGCAAATGGACATTCCCATGATCGTGCCCTATATCGACGGCATCAAAGTCGTGCAGGTGGGTTACAGCTACGATTCTAATGATGGAGATTACATTTACCATTGGGGAATTGTAGATCCCGTGGATGGAAAGACGAATATTTTCTATGAGGAAACAGAGATCAACAAAGCTTCCTGCCTGAGCTGGGAAATCGATGAAGAGCACATTGCGGAAGGTCGCATTATTTCACGGATCGGAAGCAACAATTTCCGCGTGCGTCTGTTTGCAGCCTATGTAAAGGGCAAAACGTACGCCGCAAAGGTCGAAGTGAAAAAAGCCGAAATCGTCTGCGGTACTTGCAACAAAAATTTTGGCACGTACTCCATTTACAACGTTGAGCAGGCATCTGAATCCAAGACCTTTAAGATCACCGAGCAAAACGGGAAATACATCCTTGCTATCAACGGCAAGACTGATTCTCGCTTTTTGTTTGATGTGAAGGAACCTACATACAGCTTTGGCGATGGAAAAAACTATGGCATTACATGGGACATCTTGCAGAGTGAGCTGGTTGAAAAGTACGGCGGATATCTGGTGCTGCGCCATGCAGAAGATCATGACGGAAAACCGCGCCGGTATCTGGACTATCTGCAGGCGATCACCGATAAAAACACCCAGACGGTGGCTTTTGGAACAAACCTGCTGGATTTGACCGACTACGTCAAAGCAGAGGATATCTACACGCGGGTGATCGCGGTAGGTGCCAAAAAGATAACATGGCTTGTTTTTTCATGGGGAGAAACCATTACAGAAACCGCAAACGATTTGGCTGCGCAAAAGCTTTTTGGCATCATCACAAAAGTGATCTTTATTGAAGGCATCGAAAGCACGCCGCAGTCTTTACTGGATGCGGCAGAGGAAGAACTTGCCAAAAATCTGCGCTATCTGAACGGCATGACAGTCAAAGCGGTCGATCTGAAAGACGCTGATATTGATGTCAGCCGTATTGCGCTTGGAAAGCAAACGCACATTTTCTCTGCACCGCATGGTGTAGATACCTGGCTGCTGTGTTCCAAACTTGTTGAGCCGTTGGATTCGCCGGATAAAAAGGAGTTTACATTTGGCACTGAGTTTTCCAGCATCAGCGACCTGCAAGCTTTGAGTGCACGCAAAGCGTCCGATGCTTACGACTTGAGTCGATCGCTCAAAGGGTACATGTCAGGTTAATGAGACAGGAGGTGTTTTATGGATAAAACTTTTGATGAAGCCATTGCGGGAATCCGTAAGGCTGAGCGCGGCGTGGAAGTCCGCGAGGACATTGCACAGGGCATGGAGTACGTCAAGCAGTACGCCGAGGAAGTGACAGACCAGCAGCAGGCCGCCCTGCAGGCCGCTCAGACCGCCACCGGAGCAGCCAGCATCGCGACGAAAAAGGCCGCAGCAGCTGCAGAGAGCGAAAGCGCTGCCCGGACCTCCGCCGCCGAAGCAGTCAAAAACGCACAGTCAGCATCCGCAGACGCAAAGAGTGCGGGAAGCTCTGCCGCTTCTGCCAAAGCTGAAGCGGACAGGGCTTCGGCCATCGTGAGCACCGACAAGACGCTAAGCGTCGAGGGTGCTCCGGCTGACGCAAAAGCTGTTGGCAATGCGCTGAAAGGCATCAAGCTCCCTATTGCCACCGCAACCACGCTGGGCGGTGTGAAGGTGGGCAGCGGTCTGACGGTCGATGCGGACGGAACACTTTCTGCGGACAGCGCTTTGGCTGCCTACCCCGTGGGCAGTATTTTTCAAACAGTCAGCACTACCAGCCCTGCCGCCCTGTTTGGCGGCGCATGGCAGGAGATTGCATTTAACCGCGTGCTGATGGGTGCTGGCACAGGCTACACAGCGGGCACTACCGTGGAGGCCGGACTGCCGAACATCACAGGCTCTTTTGTCGCGGATGTAAAAAAGGGTGAACATAAGGTATCCGGCGCATTCACTGCCGGCAGCGCGATCGCAACTACGGGCGAATTCAATAGCTTTTCTGATGTATATAAGTTCAGTCTGGATGCGTCCAAGTCTAATGCCATCTACGGCCGCAGCTATACCGTGCAGCCCGCCGCATACTATGTGCACATCTGGAAGCGCGTGGCATGAGAAAGGAGGTTTTGAACGATGATCCCTGTGACATTTGACACTGTGGCAACATTGCAGTTTGGCAGTGAGGGTCACCCGACCAGTCTGCACTTTGCCATCCCGGAAGAGTGGAAAACCTGCAAAATCAGACTCCACCTGCGGCGCAGCGACGGTAGCTTTGTGCCCCCGATGCAGCTGGACGAAAATGGATGCGTAAAAGTAAACCGCAGTGACTCCGGCAAGACCGGCGGACAGTGGATGCTGTCGGCTGAAAGTCCTGACGGAAAAGTATCTTACTCGCGAATCGGCAAATATGTGACCCCCATGGAGGTGACACAATGAAGATCATTGACGAGACCGGCGCGGTCGTGGAAAACCCCGACCTGACCCTTGGCTACCTGACCGCCAGCACCGAAGAGATCACCCACCCCGCCGTAGAGGGCGTGGAGGAGCAGTGGCACTGGGAGACAGTGACCGAGTATCCGAACGGTGGCAAGGATGTGCAGAAGGTCGTTGACCGCCCCGGAGTACAGGCACAGGAGGAATGGGTGGAAAAGGTACCCATCCAGAAGTACATCCGCTACACCGCCGAAGAGCTGGCCGCGCAGGAAGAAGCGCGCAAAAAGGCCGAAGCCTGGGAGAAGCTGCCGGACACGGTGGCGGCACTGCAAAAAGAAAACGAGATGTTGAAACAGTGCTTGCTTGAAATGAGCGAGATTGTTTATGCATAAAATCACACAAAAAATCGAAAGGATGGTATTTATGATGGCAATGTTGTGGGCACAGGAAATCATGTCTGCTGAGACTATGGAGGATGCAAAGGCTCTGTATGAGCGTTGCCCCCGCCTGCTGAAGGAGAAGGTCAAGGCGATTCTCATCAAGAGCGACTTTGAGGAAATTACGCAGTAAGGAGGACGCTATGGCTGAAATCATGGACGTGTCCCGGTATCAGGGCACGATCGACTGGGAGAAGGTCAAGGCAAGCGGGAAGGTGGACGGTGTAATAATTCGCGCCATGGGCAACAGCGCAACGGGCAGACCCAGTGCGCCCTACACTGACCCGCAGTTTTCCCGCAATTACAGCGAGTGCAAGCGGCTGGGCATCCCCTGCGGCGTGTATGGCTACTTCAAGGCGGTCAACCGGGAGCAGGCCGACAGGGAGCTGGCGTACTTCAAGAAGCTGCTCACCGGCCGGAGCTTTGAGCTGCCGGTGGCCGTGGACATCGAGGACGAAGTGCAGAAGCCGCTTGGCAAGGCCGCGCTGACCGACCTGACGGCCTACATGCTGAGCACGGTGGAAAGCTGGGGAGTGTACGCTCTGCTTTACACCGGCCTGTGGTTCGGCAGCACCTTCCTGTACATGGGCGGCGCGGCCCTGAAACCCTACGACGTGTGGCTGGCAGCATACCGCACGAAGAAGCCCGCTCCCGGCTGGCCCTTTGGCATATGGCAGTACACCAGCACGGCCCGCGTGCCGGGCGTGAGCACTAATGTTGACATGAGCCACGCATACAAGGACTATGCGGGTATCATCAGCAAGAAGGGTCTGACCCGTCTCCGGGAGGGTAAATGACCGAAAAAGAAGCTTTACTGTGGGTGCTTGGCATCTTGGGCAGCCTGTGCGCTGCGGCCATCACGATCGACAAGGTGCTGGACATCATCCATAAGTACATCAAAAAGGCACAGGCCCCCGACGATGCCCAGAACAAGCGGATGGATACGCTCGAAAAAAGACTTGGCGTGCTGGAACAGGGACAGCTTCAGCACGCACAGGCCCTTGCAAGAGACCTGCGCCGCTTTGACGGCCTCGATGAAGAAATGCGTCTCGTACTCGTTGGCGTACAAAATCTTTTGGATTCGCAGCTGTCCGGTAACAACCGCGAAGGTATGCAAAAAAGCAAATCCGATATCAACAACTACCTGCTGAAAGGAGTAACAAATCATGGAAGCAATGTTTAACTTTATCCCCGCACCCATCGCACTGGTACTGATGCTCATCGGCTTTGCCGCGCTGGCCGTTGGTGCCATCCGGCTGGGCTACAAGCAGTACGTCAAGCAGTGGGCACTGGAGCTCGTGACCATCGCCGAGGACAGCATCATGGGCAGCGGTCAGGGCGCAAAGAAAAAGGCTCAGGTTTTTGCAGCGCTGCGCGGCGCACTGCCGGACTGGCTGAAGCCTTTCATCACCGATGAAGTGCTGGACAGTGTGATTGAAAAGGCTGTCAGCATGATGAAAAAGGCGCTGGCAGACAAGAAGCCTACCATCAACAAGGAGTAATTTATGAGCTACATGAAAGCGGCACTAAGCAAGGAGCGATGATATGAACGCAGTAAATGTCGAAGATTTGCTCGATTTGATTGAATCCATGAAACACGTATCTGCGGATGAAATTATCGCTGCATCAAAAGAGAACAACGAGCTGGAGCGCATCGCACACATCGCAACGGAAGCAACTTATAATGCCGTTATTAAAAAGTTGGAAAGCCTCCGCGTGTACGCAGTAATCGTTTTGGATAACAAGGAGTAACACCATGACCAGCACTACATACGAGCATTTTGTTGACACCAACAAAATGTACGCCGCACAAGAGCAATTTCGTGGCATCACGAAAATGGTCTGCGCACGTTTTCGTGGCCTCACGAAAACATACCATTTTGCCGACGCTGTCAAAATGGTGACGTTTTGTCACCGGTTCGCCGTCATTGGCAGTATGGTTCGCAACGCCGGGCAGTTGCCGCAGCCTTTTTGGCTCGGTTCTGCCCGTGGCGGCGGCTCGTGTAGTCTTTCCGCCAGCGTTGCAAGGGCTTAATGCAGAACAGATAAAAGCTGTGATAAAACGTGCGCCGCTTGGGAGGTATGACCGGAAAATCGCCCGGTTGCGGTACGTTGACCAGCTATGCCAAGTTGATATTGCAGCGCGTGTGCCGTATTGTCGGACATCAATCGGCAATAGGCTAAAAATTATTGATAAAAAGCTAGACGAAAGGAGCTCACCGTGAATCTCGAAAATGTTCCGACCGCAAATCTTATTACAGAGCTTCGCAAACGCGAGGGCGTGAAAACGACCGTTGTTGAGCCCTATCAGGACGCAGCGGTAAGCGTCAACGGCCCTGCGCTGGTTCTTGTCGTGACGGATTGATTGTGGTATAATAACATCAGCAAATCCACCCGGCCTCTCAAAGAAGCGCATTAGGGTGGATATTTGAAAGGCTACGGTCTTTGTAGAGAGCGGCATTGCCTGTGGGCGGTTCCGCTCTTGATTTTAGACTTTGCCGTTTTGGCAGCATAAAAAAATCCCCTGCTTTGCCGAAGCCCTGCGTTCTACGCGGGGTACTTTGTAGGCAAAGTGGGGGATTTTTTGTTTTACAGCAGCTTGTAGTGCTCCGCCAGCAAAAAGCGGACATACGCCGGGCACGCACGCTTTTCACAGCACCAGTCCTGCACGGTTCGCCGCGGAATGCCCGCCCGCTTTGCAAAAGTGGTCTGAGACAGACTGGTGCGGACTACTAGCTCACGCATTGGAAGATGAGCTAAATCCCAGATGGTGGACAGCCTTGCCTTCTCGGCATCCAAGTCGATGCAGCCGGAAGTGTCATCCGGGACGCTAAGAGTGATGTTGTTGAGGAACGCTGCCCTGGACGCTTCCGGGTCAGCAGCCATAATAAAGAGTTCAGCAGTAGTATACATAGTCTTCTCCTTCTTAAATCTCCCCGGTCGATGTTCGCACATCGGCTGGGGACTTTTCTTTACTCCATATCTTCCAGAGCTTCAAGATACTTCGGGTAAAGATCTTCCACGACGGCCTGTCTCTCAACGTCGTCCAGATTGCCGTTCATGAGTGCCTCACCCTCTTTATCGGAGAGTTCGATGCTGGTAGTGACCATCAGGTCGCGAGCGTCCAGATGAGAGGTCTTGACGTCGCCATCATCGGTAAGGTGCGCGTAAATCATCCAAACGCCGTTGTCGCACTCAATTTCGGTACCGGTGGCCATAACCTTAGTTGCGAACTCGTCAGCAGTAAGCTTTTTCATAATTGTTACCTCCATGTCTCCATGTGTTTGTGTGGTGTCTTTCACGGTCTTTATTATACACGCATTGCGTGTAATTGTCAAGACTTTTTTGAAAATTTTATACGCGTTGCGTGCAAATCCTTGAGCGTCCATACAGCCCTGTGCTGTGTGGGCGCTTTTCTTTTTTGTCCTTCGTTGTGCGTTCGTTGTCTCTCACGGCGGTTTAAAAAAGTACACTGGGCGCAAAGGGAGGGGGTGCCATGTGGCACAAGTTTAACCCAAACCCGCGCGGGAGCAGCGTCGGGGACTGCGTAGTGCGGGCGGTAGCTGCGGCCACCGGCCGGAGCTGGGAGCAGGCGTATATTGCGCTGGCGCTCACCGGTTACGCCCTCGGCGATATGCCCAGCGCTAACCGCACATGGGGCGCGTATCTTCAAAAACAGGGCTACAAGCGCCGCATGGTGGAAGCAGACTGCACCACCTGTTACACCGTGGCAGATTTTGCCCGGGAGTATCCGCGCGGCGTGTATGTACTGGGCTGCTCCGGCCACGTTCTGGCCGTGATCGACGGCGCGTGGTGGGACAGCTGGGACAGCGGCGCAGAATGCCCGATCTACTACTGGTACAAGGAGGACTGATCCATGCCGATCTATAACGGATACCCACAAGTGTTTTACCCGCAACAGCCGCAAGGGCAGTTGGAACAGCTCAGGGCAGCACAGTACCAGCCCCAGCCCGTCATGATGCCGACAATGCAGGGGCAGACCGCACCGACTGACAGCGGCTTTATTTGGGTACAGGGCGAAGCGGCTGCCCGGGGCTATCTGGTAGCCAACGGGAGCCGAGTGCTTTTACTGGATGCCGATTCCGATACCTTCTACATCAAAGAAGTGGGGCAGGACGGCAGGCCGTTCCCTCTTCGCATTTACGATTACAAAGAGCGCACCAGCGGCCCCAAAGCGTCGATTGCAGCCACGCAAGCCGCAGGCGGGGAGTATGTCACCCGCAAGGAGTTCGACGAGTTGGCGGCAAAGCTGGCGGCGTTGGAGAAGCAAGAAGCACCAGAGCCGGAAAAGGAGGGCTAAACGATGGGCAGCAGCTTGTATAACTCGATGGGCCGACAGACCCAGAATCCCATTGGCGGGCAGTTCCAGCAGTTTATGGGCCAGATGCAGGGAAAGAACCCGCAGGAGATGATAAACCAGATGCTCACCTCCGGCCAGCTCTCACAGCAGCAGCTCAACGCCATTCAGCAGCGGGCGCAGCAGATCGCGCCGATGCTCAACGGCATGAAAAATATGTTCGGATTCTGAAATGCGGCCGCATTTAGAATAAATTTAAAAATCTAACGTAAAGGAGTAAAACTATGTCTCTTTCTTCTGATAGCACGGTTCTGACCATGCCGGTGCAGCCCGCCAACGGCTACAGCAACGGCTTCAACGGCTGGGGAGGCGACTGGATGGGCTGGATCGTCCTCTTTCTGATTTTCGGCATGTTCGGCTGGGGCGGCATGGGCGGCTTTGGCTGGGGCGGCGGCATGGGCGGCGCTTCGCCTTATATGACCAGCGCTGTCACACAGGCAGACCTGCAGCGCGGCTTCGACAATCAGAGCGTCATGAACAAGCTGAATGGGCTGGAAAGCGGCCTGTGCGATGGCTTCTACGCCATGAACACCGGGATGCTTCAGGGCTTCAACGGCGTGCAGCAGGGCCTGAACGGCGTCACCAACGCCATGCAGCAGGGCTTCAACGGCACCAACATCGCGCTGATGCAGGGTCAGAATGCTCTGGCTACACAGCTGGCAGACTGCTGCTGCAAGACCCAGACCGCGATCCAGGGAGTCAACTACAATCTGGCCACTCAAGAGTGCGACACCCGGAACCAGATGCAGCAGGGCTTCTGCGCAACGCAGAATGCCATGAACAACAACACCCGGGACATTATCGAGAATCAGAACAGCAACACCCGCGCGGTGCTCGACTTCCTGACCAACGATAAGATCGCCACCCTGCAGAGCGAGAACAACGAGCTGCGTCGGGCTGCTTCTCAGGATCGCCAGAGCGCGTTCCTGACCACCGCGATGAATGCGCAGACCAACCAGATCATCGGGACTCTGCAGCAGAAAGCTCCCGTGCCTGCCTATCAGGTGCCCAACCCCAACGCCATTTACTATGGCTGTGGGACCGGCTGCGGCAGCTGCGCATAACTGAATCACGACAGCTTTTTGAGTGGTTGTTTCCAAAATGGAAATGCCCACATCAAAATGTTCAGCCCCTGAGCTGATTTTGCAAACCAGAGCGCCGGGGCAGCAGTCCCGGCGTTTTTCTATGAAAGGAGCCGATAAAATGGCTGAATTTAGCAACTCCAACACCGTCATCGTGGCGGCGGGGGAAAACCTTCCCCTGACCGAGACCGCAGTGAAAGCCCCTGCTTGTATCGTGCACCGTGAGGGAAGCGGCCTTGTGACCTTGCGCGGTCTGCCCAGCGGGCAGTGCCGGGCCCGTTTCAAAGTAAGCTTTGGCGGCAATATCGCCATTCCCACCGGCGGCACCGTGGGACCCATTTCCGTGGCGCTGGCTGTCGGCGGTGAGTCGCTGACCAGTGCGACCGCCATTGTCACCCCGGCGGCAGTCGAAAATTACTTCAACGTTTTTGTGGCTGCTTTCATCGAGGTGCCGCGCGGCTGCTGCGTGACCGTAGCGGTTAAAAACACCAGTACGCAGGCTGTCAGCATTGCAAACAGCAATCTGATCGTTGAGCGGGTAGCATAAGAAAGGAGATAAAGTCATGCTGGATAAACTGAATCACCTGAAGGACGAAATGTGCGACGAGCTCATGGAGCTGACCGACAAAAAGAACCGCTCCCCGGGTGATATCGAGATGATCGGCGAGATCGTGGATATCATTCTGGACATCCACCGCATCGAGGACTACTGCGAGGGCGGCGATTACAGCCGTGCGGGTGAGTGGGAAGCTGACATGCGCGGGACTTTTGGCCACGATGCCGGGAACGGTTACAACCGGGGCAACAGCTACGCCAACCGTGGCCGTCACTATGTGCGCGGGCACTACTCCCGCACGGATGGCCGTGAGCGCATGATCTCCGACATCGAGGACATGATGCAGGAAGCCACCGGTGCAGAGCGTGACGCCTACAAGCGGGCGGCAGACATCCTGCGGAACGCATAAGGAAGGAGGACGGCAGGCATGGATATTGACGAGATCAATGAGCACATTCGCAAGCTCAAGTGCGAAGAAACCAGCTGGCAAAGCGTCAACAAGCTTGCCGCCCTCTGCACTGTGCGGGACGAGCTGGAAGAAAAGCAGGCACCTGAAACGCAGACCCAGGCATTGCCGCCCACGGATTACCGGGCGGCGTACTCCACAGCAGCGGAACCACAAAGCGACTTTGTGGCGGCTGCCAGCTCTGTTCCTTTCGGCGGTCTGATGCAGGTGCTTGACGAGCACATGAAGGCAATAAAGCTGGCGTACCCGAAAGAGTATGAGCTGGTAATGCGGAAGATAAGCGACTTGTAAAAAGACATAAAATGTGCTATTTTTACATAAGCTTCAACATTGGGGCACGAGACGCATAATCTAACAATAACCCAACAAATCAATAATTGTTTACATTAACACGTCAAATAGACTTGATTTGTAATCAGTGGGTTGCGGGTTCAACTCCTGTCACCAGCTCCAAAAAGCCGCTCAGGAACGTTGATTTCTGGGCGGCTTTTGCTTTTGTGTTTTTGCTTTCGGCACAAAAATCCAAAAATTCCGCAAAAGATGTTGACAAACTACCATCCGGGTGGTAATATATACAGGCAATCCATGGATTGCAAAAACTGAATATGGGCGTGTTCCCGAGTGGCCAATGGGGACAGACTGTAAATCTGCTGCT